GTCATCAACACATCGCCCGCCGATGAATGCTGGGCAAACAACACGGCATTTATTTTGCTTGGAATAACCACCGCTTCCTTTTTGCACATTTCGGATAGTAGATCATTGATATTGCTTACCCCTTTAAGCCACTTTTTTCCCCGTTCCACACCGGCTTTTGAATATTTTTCCCTTAACTGTTTATCTTTAGCCATAGTAATTATGGCATCCGCAATATCCATATGGTTGCATCTTTTTGCGTCAACATGACTTGGGCCTGATTCTGTTAACACCCTGAGCGTTGTATCAACAGTACAGGGAACCAGTATGCCGGCATCTCCGACTAATTCGGTGTGAGCCGTTGTGTCTGACGCGATTACCGAAACTCCGGACAACATTGCTTCCAAAACGGTCCATGACAATCCTTCCTGCAAACTGCAATTCATATACACATCAAACGAATTGTAAACTTTAGGCATGGAGTCGGATAAGTATTTTTCGTTTCCCGGCTTTTTTATAATTGCATGTGGAGGGATGTCATAATCCTTTGCGGCCTGAATTAAATTATACATTCCGCCATCAAATCTGGTTTGCAAAAACAAATAAATATTGGGACATTCTTTTTGAGCAACAGAAAATGCCTTAACCAGTCTCTGCGGATCCTTTCGTTTTTGATTTAATCCAATGAAGGCAAATACCAAATCATCTTGTTTTAATGATGGATATAATTTTTGCCTGACTTCCCTTCGAAGCTGTTTATCCGGTTTCCACAAATTCGCATTTTTTAAAGGGGGCCGAAAATACCGGACACGAGGAATATGGTCCTTCAGCATATTTTCGCCATACTGAGAATACACGCATGGATAATCCAAAACAGTGTCAATCCATTTAACCCAGTCTTTACGAACATTTTGTAAATCATAGGGAAAGATTGCAGCAATTTTAAATGGCTTGTTGGGTATTTGAGATAGTTTTTGAAGTACTTCTATATATTCCCAAATATCCAACCCCACAAATACCACCGCATCATGTTTATGCTGTGTAATTACCTGATAAAGACGAACAAAGCCTTGTTCGGTTATGCCATCATTGGAAGGAATAATAGAAACTGATAATGGATGATAGAGTAAAGCGGACCATTCAATAGACGGAGGTTCTATTGCAAACACCGAAGCTGAATAGTGCGATTTGTCCAGCTGTGAAAGTATAGCCTGCATCATTCCGGAGTTGCCCGCCGTGCCAAACGGATGCAATCCTACAAATAAAACTTTCTTCATTTTAATTTCACCCTCACGTGATTATGTTAAAGACGCTCTATCCCTAACAATGGTTTCTCAAATTACCGGGTATCTTCACCCAGAACAATTAAATCAACACCGTCAAACCTGCGTTTTTTAACTACTTCGACCTGATAATATTCTGTTTCCGAAATCCAAAATCGATCCAGGCGCTCTACCCCGACCGAACTTGGAACATAACAATCCTGAGAAGAAATTCCCAACAAAGCTAATTGCTCGTCCGTGTCCAGCTCATTTCCGTACAAGGATTCCGTAATCAGCGCATATACATTCTCTTGTATCGTTGAGAAATCTACTTCCGTAGTATAATTTACTCGGGTTTCCGTCGGCCGTTTCAAAGTTGCGGTTACATTACATTTGTAAATCACCGAATCATATCTGTAGATTGCATTTTCAAACATACTCGGTGTTTTATTCATCACCATAAATTTTCGACCATCGGAAAGTTCAAGTACATCCCCCGCAACAATAGATGTATCAGCCGCAAGCCATGCTTCCATAAAAAATTCACGGATAAACGGTTTGGTGACCTGTTTGTTGATTTTTCCGTAAATATACTCACCGGTCACCGTGCCCGCGACGGCCGTTACAGAAATACCAACATCCGCGATGACTTCTTTTATGTCGTCTGCAAGATCAGTCATTAATCGTGATAATCCGAATAATCCGTGTAATCGGTAATATCGTTGCCGGCAATGTCATACTTAATCCCCGGCCGGACAACTGTGCCGAACATCTTATAGGCATCAACACCGGAAAATTCTTCCGGACATTCTTCCATGATCTTCTCAAATCGAAGATCCATTAATTCAATAACTTTTCCGTAGTGTGTAAAGCGCTCGCCCAAATTAAGCTGTTCAACCTTAAATTTGCGGGCGGATTGTGTCCACAACCGAAAGTAGCAGTGACGTTTAGTGCGCTGTTTTGACCAATGTTCCTGAAAAGTTCCGGATACGGGAAATGACCAGCCGGTATCGCCCATGGCCTCATCGCAGCATTCTTTAATCTCGGGCAAGGTTAAATAATCACCAATACTGCTATCGCCATATACCAAGCGTGCTAATTCTGATCTGTCCATCAAAATTTCCTAAGCAAGAGTTTGCGTTTTTCTTTTGCGCCATGCTGATGGAAAAACCACGGCGTTGATTGGAATTGTATTTCAGGCTGTTGATAAAGAAACTGATTCAAGATCGGCTTGTCAAACTTCCGAAATAAAATTGCCTTGGCGATACCCCTCTCTCTGTCAATTTCTTCCGAAAGTTTTTGCCTGAGAGCATTGCCGGCCGCGCTTCCCCGCATGCCAGCATCGTCCATTCTCTTTTCTCGTTCACCAGAAATGATATTCAACGCATCCGATCGACCTTTCTGAACAGCTTTAATTTCTTCGGCAATATCTGGCGGAAAGGGTGGCCCACTTAAAACCGTCCCTTTCCGCCAGAGTTTTCGCTTGCATCTTAGATTGCATGTCAATGTTACTTTCATGAGTTAATCTTTCATGATTGTTATAACCTCGTAAACGTGATCCATGGCGGAGATGAAATAAAATCATCCGTAACCAACTCGCCACTCATCGGGTTGAAAATCACTGTCAATGATGCCTCACCGGAAATCAAATCATCCGAATCGATCGTAAATGTATGATCAACATAAAGTCCGGTTGCGGTAGATTCACCACTGGTATATCCACCACAGTTGGAATCGCTTGCAGGCGCTGAGCCGACACCAACCATATATGCTTCAACCAGCATGGTTGGCGTATCGTTGGTGCTGCTGCTTGCAGCCAAAAAATGGACGGTCAAATCTTGTGTGGTGTCCAGATCTTCCGGCAGTGTAAACATGGCCGCCATTTTGGTCTGACTGGATCCACCATTATTCCACCGCAGCATTAACTCCTTATTGCTCTGCTGCTGCCAACCATCCACGTGTTCACCGGAATATGCCGCGATCGCGGCACCTGTTTCCAGGCGCAGCGCAACCGGCAAACCAACTGTTGACTGTAAATTTTCAGCAAGTTTTTTTGCTTTTACACTCGGCCACGGACCCTTAATTTGACCTAAAGACATAGGACACCTCCTTATAGGACCGTGTAAACAAAAATGGCATCCTCAAAATACAGAACGGGTAGGCCCTTATTCTCTACCCGAACGAAAATGCCATCAGGATCTTTTTTCTCCCAGCGATCCAGCTTCATACCATAATGACGATCCAGTCCGAACGGAGCCAGGGCAAACTCGGCAATTCTTTGACCCTCAACCTGACTGGAAAACATACAGAATTTATCCGTGGGGATAAATTTTCGGGTCATTGTGATGCAATCCTCGCCGGCCTTGTAAGAACTGGACAATGTACCGGTTGCCGTGACCGTTCCGGCCGTAACGTCTATACTGGAAACCGTTAATGATTCTTTGGTGTTGGCAGTTATGTCACGCGCATATATGGTAGCTCCGGATACAAAATCAGAAGCATCGTCCACATAGATCGTGTGGGGCCCCGCACCGGACGACAATGCAGACGTCAACCATCCGCGAACCTGGTACATCTGATTATACAGAATCATGTTTTTAATATTGAGCAGATCACCCAAAACCTGGGCAGGTCTGGCAAAAAGATCGCCGTTGCCGAAGTTGGATTTTGAAACCAGGGTTTGAATGGAGGGATTCTTAATCATCGCATTCAGCACTTCGGTTGTGAATAAAGCATAATCCAATTCCGAACTATTTGCGTTCTCCATGGTAAGCTTGGCATCCAGAATATTGGCCACGATATCGGCAGTATCCTGATCCCATTTTGCAGCTGCTCCCAAAGTTTCAAGTTGATCATCGGGAACACCGTAATCCACAGAAATATACTTACCGTTTTGATCCTGATAAGAGAAAGATCCGGCGGTAATCATCTGGGCAATCATCCATTCCTTACGACGATCACACCGATTCCGAAGCATCTGCATCTGCTGAGCCAAATACTTTTTGGCCGCATAATACGTCTGCTTGGTACCGGGTTGTCGAATATTGTTCAGGAATGAACTCCCAAAATACATTTTCTCTTTCCAGAATGCTGCCATAGCTTTATGGGCGGCTACGCCAATCGGAGCCAAACGGGGGGATATGGCATCCTCGTTTGAAAACGGCGTTAATCCGCGATCTCCGGTCTGAGCCTCCCATTCAATCTCGTCACTCGGCCAGCGATCCTCGCCAAAAAGTTTCAGCAGAAGCAGTTTCGGACTCCGCATAAACCTTTGGATCAACTTGGTCAAAGTCGATAATTTTAATGCTGGTATA